TTTTTCCCCCCCCCCCCCCCGCATTATAACGCTTTAAATGCTAGCGTGTTAGGAGAAAAAATATCAGCAAGAAAGGGTTACGTCCATGTCAGGTAACGTGATGCTTGTGTTTTTCTTGCTGGCCGTCCTATTCGGGTTCACTTGTTTCCGACTCGGCATTATTGAAGGTTGCCGGAGAACCACGAAAAGGATCTTGGAGAATATCGCAAAAGGAATGAAGAAGGGGGAATAAGCTATTCCCCCTTTTTCTTCTCTTCCTGTAAACGTTTTAAAAGGAGTTCTTTATTGTCTCCTGCGTATTCCAGAACGTAAATAATCCAGTCCACGATATTCATTCCACAAGCTTTCGCGTAATTGTTGAATTCAAGGAATTTATCATGCGAAACCTTGAGGTTGATGTCAAGATCAGCAATAGAGATTTGGTTATCATCAGCAGGTTTGGGTTGACTCATTAGCTTGTCAATAATGATCAGAGCCTTTTTAGGAATCTCTCTGTTCTTGGACATCCAGTTATTGACCTGACCGTAAGACACTCCGCACTGCTCGGCTAACCATTTTCTATCCTTTTTGAGCGTTTTTAGCCACTGATCTATTTCTTGCTTCGTGTACATGGACAAATAGTTATCAGCCGATGCTGATAATTGCAAGGCGAAAATAATAACAGTATGCTGAAATATGTGTTGACGTATTCAGCGATTGCTGATAATTTGAGCGCATCAACTGACAAAACATCACACACCCATGATAGACAACATCCAAGTACCAATCAAAAAACTCGCTGGGTCTCCTAAGGCCAGCGCATCAGTAATGACCATCTCAGTCAGGGATAACTTGCCACTAAGCGAGGCCATTATTCAGACCCTCCGTATTTTGGCTCATGATGCTACCGATAGCAAAACGCAGCCGAATAAAACCGAAACCGCCAACCGATAAACAACATGAACAACAACATAGTACCATTCAACAACGCCGCTCTGGGCTGTTCTGTCAGGACAGTTATCATCAATGAAGAACCCTGGTTTGTTGCCAAGGATGTTTGTGATGCACTTGAAATTGGAAACTCCCGTCAAGCCGTCAGCTATCTAGACGATGACGAAAAGGGTGTCACTACTAATGACACCCTTGGCGGAACTCAGCAAGTATCCATCATCAATGAATCCGGTCTCTACTCCCTGATTTTGCGTTCCCGAAAACCCGAAGCGAAGAAGTTCAAAAAATGGGTGACTGAAGAAGTATTACCAACGATACGCAAGCACGGCATCTATGCGACGGGCGAAAAACTTCTTGAGTTAATTTCCAAGCCGGAGAACGCCATCAAGGTATTTCAGACGCTCAAAGATGAGCAGGACAAAAGAAAAGCTCTTGAAGCCAAGATAGAAGAGGACGCTCCCTACACAGAATTTGGAAAGAGCGTGGAAGTCTCCGCCGGCTGCATGCTGATTGGAGAATTCGCCAAGGTGCTGGCACAGAACGGACGGGAAATCGGACAGAACCGGCTTTTTGAGCTGCTGCGCAATGAAGGCATCCTTGGGAAGACAGGAAACCGCCGCAACGTGCCGTCCCAGGAACATGTGGAAGCCGGTCGTTTTCGGGTCAGTTACCGGATTATCCAGCACGCGAGCGGAAGAGCGGAAAGCAAAGCAACCCCGTATCTGACGCCTAAAGGTCAAGTATGGCTGTTGAAGCGGATGACGGGGAATAAAACCGAGCAGAAGGAGGTGAAGAAGTGAAAGCGCTGGCTGCCCTCGTTTTGTCCGGGCTTGTTCTGTGCGCCTGTAACCCACGCCCTTATGACTGGATTTGGAAAGGGGAACGGGAATGGATTATTAAGATCGAACAGCCAGGTCTTCTCGATATTTCTTTTTCCACTAGTGACCCTGAGTGCGTGAAGGCAATAAGTGATTATAAAAAGGATATTTATGGCTATCTGGTCACTAAACCGGACGGTGAGGAACTCTTTATATCCGGCACCGCGAGAATAACACGAAAGGAGGCTAAATGATGACTGACTGGCAATGCTTGGTAGCTTGGACGTTCATAACGACCTCTCTATCATTCGTTATGAACCTTATCATGGTTTTTACAAGGATAACAAAAGATTAACCGTGAAGAAGAAATACCCGAAAGTAATAATTAAAAACGGTCTATTGGCTATCGAAGAAGAACAATCAACAGAAATTAAAGTAATCATGGATACAGAGAATAGGCTTAAACGGAAGTAGAGGCAATAGCGTTTACATCAAAGACAAACAAGAAAAAACATATGAATACACCATACATCACCAGCGAGGAACTACGCAAGACCCTGAACATTAGCAAGGGTTCTCTAGTTCGACTTAATAAGGAAGGTTGTCCCCGTGTTTATTTTTCCGGCGGGCTGGGAGGAAAAGGAACACACCCGCGTTACAAACTTGACGAAGTAACGGCGTGGCTTGAGAAAAGATCTCAAGAATTTTTGAAGAAAGGAGGGCGAAAATGAGCATCGAATACGACGAAGAAGACCGCTGCATCCGTGTGGATGATGTAGCTGTGAGTCACGCAGATGCCGAACGGCTGATGAACGAACACGAAACCGCAGCCGCGGCCCTCGAAAACGCCCTGGTGCGGTACGAACGGGACCATGCCACGACGGACAACCCTGACGGACACAACGACGACTTTTGACCAAAGCCATGAACGGGAACGAAAAAACGATAGCCAGCCTTGCGGATGCCTTGGAAGTGCTGTCCGGAGTGCTGAGGGAATTGGCGGACACTCCGGTTCCTTCCTCGGCTGAAGCGTCAAGCGTCGGAATGAATAATTTTGTTCCGGTAGATGAATTCGGAAGCGCAAAAGACTGCGCCGAACGGTTCCACTACTCCGTCAGTGGTATTACTCCTTATTTGTCGGAAGGGGTGAGGCTTGGGAAAATTACCAAGATGACGCCTATGAACAATCAACGGGGCAGGAAGGGCGAAGCACGCTTCAACATGCGCGAAGTCAGAGATTTTCTCTCCAACCAATCAAAACAATGACCACACATCAACACATCATCGACCGGGGGCCCTACAAGGGCATGGTGGAAACACTCACCAACAACCCGCACCCCGCCAAAACGGCGCGCTGCTACATGTGCGCCGAACCGCTGAACGCCTCGTCTTCGTGGGTGTCCCTGGTAGGGGACCATCAGGACGGAGTCTTCTGCGCCCGCTATCTGTGTCGCCTGTGCGCCCGGGAGCGTCTCAACGGCATCCCTGACGAAGCGGAGCGCTGTTGGAACTACACCCAGGCCGCACAATCAAAAGACCTCCTCTCCAAAATCCTCGCTTACCTGATTTTGTGGTGTGGAGTAATTGCCGCTGGAGGAGGATTTTTATTCTTAATTTTCCTCCTGCTCAAAACACTTTTTAACTGAACCCAATAGAACAAAAACACCATGCAAAGATTATGAGTAACGCACCTACACATAAACTAGATTTGCCCCAGGCGCCAGTCCCGAAAAAGACACTCCATGAAATTGTGATGTCGGAGGACATGAAGAGCCACATTGCCCAGCTTGTAGAGGGCATGATGACGCCGGAACGCTGTATCAGTATCTTCTGGCACTGCTGCCAGAAAACCCCACTCCTTCAGCAATGCGCCCCTGTAACGCTGATTGCATCCCTGAAAAACCTGCTGATGATGCGTTGTGAGCCTGACGGCATCCACGGCTATCTTGTTCCATTTTGGGCTAAAGACAAGGCAACCGGAAAGCCCGTGCTAACCTGCGTGCCGGTGCCCTCCGCCCGCGGCCTGATGCGTATGGCCCGCTCCAATGGCGTCACCAACCTCAACATTGGCATTGCACGTGAGGGAGAGCCGTTTTACTGGAATATCGAGGACGGGAAATTTGTCATGGGTCACACCCCCGGATGGGATGACGACAAGAAACCCATCAGGGGTTTTTACTGTATCTGGACAGACAAGGATAGCTACTTGCACGGGGAGCGGATGAGTCTGAAAGCCGTCAATGATATCATGGCCCGCTCCAACTCCCGTAACAAGAAGGGGGAAATCGTAGGACCCTGGAAAACCGATTTTGAACAAATGGGCTTGAAAACAGTGATCAAGCGCGCCTCCAAGCAATGGGATTTGCCCTTGTATATCCAGCAAGCCATGAGCGTCTCCGACGAACAGGAATTTGGAAGCGAAATGCGGAATGTAACCCCGGAAAAAACCGATGGACCCGCCGAAGGGGAAACCCCGTGGAACAACGCGCCAGCACCTGAAGAATTCCAAAACGACCAACCGGAAGCCCTGCCGGAACCGGAGCCGGAAGGACAGAATGACCTTATTCCCGGACTGAAGATGCCCGCGCCGAAAGAGCCCGTAACCATCAGCAGGGAGGACTATTGACATGAGCCTATCATCGAATTGTACCGTTTACGAGAACGTGCCCCAGCGTTCGGAAGCGTGGTTCAAGTTGCGCTCCGGACGCCTGACGGCCAGCAATTTTGACAGGCTGCTTACCCCTACGGGACGCAAACCCCAGCCCAAGAACAACAAAGAAAGGGGCCCGTGGGGCGCCCTG